TCATCGGGTAGCCGTACAGGTCGTATCCCGAAATCAGCATCGTGCCGGTAAGGCCGGCGACGACTAGACAGCGGCTTATCGCCGTCGCCGGATTCCACAGATTGGCAGCAGCATTGGCACCAAATGCTACCCCGCCATGCGTGCCGTCGATCGCCAACAAACCAGTGACCAGTTGCCCAGTCAGCGCATTGACCACCGAAGCGCCGACCGTAATTCCGGCACCGCTAGTCGCAACCAATGTCGCCGCAGTGCCGGCAGTTACTGCCTGCGATGCCGCGATGTTGTTGGCCGCCAACGCTGAAGGCGCTTGGTCAATCAGAGTAAGTTCACCATCCGGGAACCCGTAGAACGGCTCTGTCGCACTCTGCCCCGGCTGATAGGTGAACGGCGGACGCGGGTCTAGCCAGCCCCAGCCCCTATTGCCCAGCGACGGAGAGGGATCGTCAGGGTTGTTGTCCTGCGAAAACCCGATGCCGCCAGGACTGCGACCCTTGCCAAACGCTATTACCGGACCAGTGAAATCAGTGCGAGCCATTCAGGCGCTGTCCTTTCGGATCGGGACAATGGCCGCCCCGGCATGCTGGTCAAGATAATCAGCAGCAGCGCGGAGTAGGCCGGGATCGTCGCCGAACCGACCAAGGCCATTGTTGCAGTTCATGCAAAGTAGCCCGCGCACTTTGCCAGTTTCGTGATCATGGTCTACCGCAAGACGCCGCACGCCTCCCTTGAACGGCGCGCGCTCGGGCTGGGAACAGATGGCGCAAAGCCCTTCTTGGGCAAAGAACAGCCGATCATATTCCTCAACGCTGATGTCGAACTGCATCAGGTTATAGCTTTTCTCTGGGTCGGCGTCGTGACCGGGGCGTTTTGCCCATTGCAGACGCCAAACGGCATTGCCGGGGCCAAGTGGCTGATCGTAATGCGCCCGCATCAGCATGTGGTCTGTAGTTGGCGGCTCGCCAACATCGGCGATGAATTGCTCGATCGTTTCCCAGCCTACGATGCGCGGGTTCTCTTGGATCGCCTTCCATGGCGCACTCCGCTGACGGCGATCAGTCGCCCAGCTTGCGCTTTTCTTGCTGCCTTTGGCAGGCAATTCACCCGTCTCGGCGGCATGCCGATATGCTGCGGCGGCTTCATCCTTATCGACAAACCACCCCAGATTATATTGAACGCCGTTGCGCGTGATCATCGCACACCATTTGGCCTTGGCTTTGTTCCAGCTAACGCCTTTGACGCCGCTGGTATTCAGCGAATTCGGGCCACTAGCAGCACGAAGCTCAGACGGCGATCTCTCTATGAGATTGGCAAGCCGAACATTCGTTTTGTCGCCATCAGCGGGCACAATGAGGCCAACTGGCCACCGGCCATTAACATAGAACCACGCCAACCGCGCAAGATAGTAAAGCTTGCCGTCGATCTCGACAACTGGACGACCACCAGGCCCCTTATGCCCAGCCTTTGCCCCAACCCCAGTCCTGGGGCCAGGGGAAACCAACCAATGGAATACACCCGTTTCTGGGGTGTATTCCATAACTTCCAACAACCGCGCGTGGGTGAGGTCAGCCATTTCATCCTCCGAAGGATTATCGTCGGAGAGTATATGGCACCCTTCGTCAGGCGTCAAGTACAATATATTGCTCGTGATACCAGGGTTACGAGCAATATATATACCGTTGCCTCGCGAGGCCGATGTTTTCTTATAACCTGCTGAAATCATTATGAGGTCGGGTTGGTGCCGTAGGCTGACCGCGGATTGTAGTACGACAAGCTGTAGCGTTCATAACCCTTGACCAGGAGGTTATCGGTACTGAACTCCACTTCCATCGACATCTCAAAGGGGATACGTTCCATATACGCCAACCCCGGAACGTTGGTCAGCAGGAACCACGAATAGGCCGAGGTGAGGTAGTCGTTGACGAAATACCCTTCCTTTAGACCGCCAGTGGTTGAGCGGATGGCATTGACATCGTTGTCGCCAGTGCCCGGCCGCAGTTGGGTTTCCAATAGCCGGATTGCGACTGGCTCCAACTCCGGTGGGATCAGCAGCATCTTGGCGCGCGCGTAGAGCTTCAATGCCGCCTGATCGACAAACTGACGGCGGATCGAGATCATTGCCGACAGCAGTGTCGTCTCGGACAGATCGGCTGCGGTCGTGAAGGCATTGGCGTAGGAACCGCCGTCGATCGGGTGAACCGTCGAGAACAACGGCTGACCGTCGCCGCCGACGGCCTGCTGGTAGACGAAGCCGAGATTGAAGACCGAGGCGGCGTAGATTTCCTTGGTCTGGTTGAAGCTCTCTTGCAGACCGAGGTTCGACGGATTGAACTGGGTCTTGTAGAGGTTGTCGTCAATCGCCGGCCGGGTGATCGCGTAGCCGAGGGCGATTTCCAGATGCGATTGGTTCCACGTGAAACGCTGACCGGCGCGGTTGTCGAAGACCGTCGTGGCACCTTCGTTCTTCAGCCGTGCCAGAGGCAGGTAACGGTTTTCAATCGTGCGCTCGACCGCCTGCTCCGACTTGATGTATTGGAATACCTTGTCGTATTGGCGGGGGATTTGCTTGTATTTGCCGGTGACCGCGCGCAGCCCCGGCAGCAGCATGTCGTGGATCGATGAGAGTGCGACTGGCATCGGTTACACTCCCGTCAGCTGGCGGTAGAACTCGTTGTTCCACATCACCAGAACTTTGTTGTAGGCAGTTGTCGTATCGGACCCGTTTGAGCCTGGCGGGTCAGTGACCAGCGATAGGATGCGAAACGGAAAGGCGGCGGTGGTCGCCGGGGTCGTATTGAGATCGAGATAAGCGCCCGACTGGCCGTTTAGCTGATTTCCAGTGCCGTAGGCGTAGGTCGCATTCATCCCGACCATGGCCTGGGTAGCGGGAACTGGCGATCCGCCGCTCCACCCGGTCTGGACGACAAATGTGACATTGGGGTCGTCTACGATCGAGGCGTAGACAACCCCGTTGGTCAACTGGTCGCCGCCTGGATACCAAGCGCTCCACACCAGACGGCCTTGGGAGGCCGAGATGTAGTAGCAGCCATTGAAAATGCCGACCGGCATCACCGTCGAACTGACCGACCCCGGAGTCAGGGTGTCGATGTAGCCCGACGACAGCAGGGTGACTGGGTCACCCTGGAAAATGGTGTGGGTGTTCGAATAGAGGATCTGATAGCGCGTCTGGTTCGCGGACCACGCAGCTCCGATCTGGAGCCCTGAGTCCTGAAACCCGTTCGGCGCGAAGATATTGGCCATCGGGACTTCCCGACTTGGCCCTCAACCCTCGACCGATCTGGGTTTGCGGGGGTTTGCGATCGACCCGCCGATCGCGCTCTCAATCCCGTCAGCAGCGCCCGTCGCGCCGGGGGATCATCTCTCGGACTTCCCGCAAGTCCGTTAATTGTGACTCTATAAAGTAACTACGGGCAGTGCGTCAAGCTGGTTTAAGAAACTCGACGCACTGGAATTGGCGGCCACGGAGAACGGGGACGACGTAACGTTTTCTCCTGCCGCCGGACGGGGTTATTTAGCCCTATGGGCAAGCGCACTCGCCGTCTAGCGCATGGTCACTCATGGCTCCGATGATAGGGGGCCGTCATCTGATATGGGGGCTCCCGGCGCGTATTGCTGATTGATTTTTGAGATGCGCCGCACCGAAGGGTGGTCGCGGGTCAATTGATCCGGAGCGCCCCCATACATGATCTGCTCCTGGTGCAGCACAGGTTTCATCGCATCCTCGATCTGCTCCATGCGCGCCTCATCGACCAGATAGGTCGGGCGCTCATAAAGTACAGTGTCCTTGCGGCGAATTACGGTGTCGCTGCCCATGGCGTATTCCGGGTGGCGCGAGGCCGGCACCTGCTTCCAATGGTTCTCGCGGATGTCGATGATATGCTCGTTCTGCGGCTCACCGTAGATTTTCTCGGCCTTCCACTCGTAGGTGAAGCCGGGCGGGGGTTTGGGCGACTCCATGATGTTGACCTGATGCCGGCGGCGCTGCAAGCGCGGGCCATCGGTCGGGGTGCTGGCAAGACGCGGATTGCTGTCGCGCGGCGAAGGGCGGAGAGCGCGATCGGTAGCCCGCGCCTCAGATTGGTAGCCTGCGTCATTCATGAGCCAAACTCCCGTCAGTCGGAGACCCATCATCGAGATAGGTCATCGTGCACCACTTTTCGACAGCGACCGCTGACCGCTTCTTACCCGTGATGACATCGATGGCTTCGCCAAACGTTCTCATTGCCACGGCACGTTCTTGCTCAGGATCGGCGAGGAGCAATCCTCGGAAATCCCTGCCGTCACCAAATCCCTCACGCACGTAAAACGTGATCGTGCGCGTCGCCTTGTCAGCTTCGCAAATGATCCGGGGATTCATCGGTTTCTCCGGTTCGGCCCCAACTGACCCTCGCGGATCAGTTCGAGCTTGGCCTTGGCCCACTCCGCCTCGGTGATTCCGTCGCGGCGGGCCTGCTCCTTTTCCTCGCGGGTCAGATAGACCTGCTCGGTGCCGCCGCTCGCCTGCGCGGTGTTCGGCACACTCCCGCCAGCCGGAGCGGTCACCATGCGCCGGTCATTGCGGTTGTCGCGATCCTCGGGATTGCGTCCTGCTGGCTGATTGGTCCGCTCATTGGTTTGCGCCGCAACCGGCTCTGGCCGCTGACGCAAACCAAGTTCGTAATCAACATAGTCAATATATTCCTGACTGCCGGGGTCTAGGCGCTTGATGCGCTGTGCATACCCAGCGGCAGCGGCGACCTGCTGCTGGAAATCGGTGTCATTGAAATAGCGCTCGCGATTGGCACGCAGCCAGTCTTGGACGCGTGGAGGCTGCCCGCGGATAAAGGTTTCCTGGCGTTCGGATTCACTTGGCTCGGATTGCGTCTCTTGTCGCCGCTGCGCATCGGGGGTTGCCTTGCGTGCCTCCAATGCCCGCTTGCCCGCTTCAAGCGTTGTAATCCTCGATCCAAGCAACGCCATATTAGCCTGAATCTCGGCCAGTTTGTCGGCATCGCCCTCGGTGAACGCCGTCTTGTACTGCCCTTTCAGACCGTTCATCTGATCGGTTGCCGCCGTCAGCGACGTTGAGATCGCCTCGAACTGAGCGTCATCAACCGAGCGGGCGGCGGTGTCGGCACCATCCCGAGCGCGGGCATCGGCATCACGCGCCCGAGCCTCGGCCGCCTCGCGGGCGCGCTGCGCATCGGCGGCGCGCTGGCGCTCGGCCTTGATCTCATCTTCGCGCTTCCGATCCCGCTCCTCAAGCTCAGCCAGTTGCCGCTTCATCTCCTCGACGATGCCGCTCTGATCGTCAACCGGCTCATCGACGATCTCGATCTCACGATTTTTCTGATCGACATCGGTATTGGGGTCAGTGACCCGAGTTTCAGACATGGGCTAGATCACCATTCCAGTGCCATAAATCGACCGGGGTATTTGACCCGCGCCCGAATGTGCGCGTCCTGCAGCACTCGGCAATGCGCAAACCGATGAAACCCGTAGAGTTCCTGAATGCCGCGGTTCCAGCCGTCGCTGTCGCGGAACATTACCCAATCACCACGAGCCACAGTGGCGCCGTGGAACTTGGTGTGTTCGTCA